GGGCGTTGGCGATAGCTGCCGACATTGCGTCTTCCAGCTCTTCGTAACCCGGCGGCACTCCGTCCGTCATCCCCGCCATCAGCACTTCCGATAAGGAATAGCTGGTGGAGCATTCCGCGTAGTAGCCCCAGTACTTCTTCGTTTTTTCTTTTAGAGGGGCAACGGACTTGCCTTCCTTCTTCGGCGAAACAACCGGCGGGACGGACTCCGACGTCTTTTTAGCCTCCTCCGCGTCTACCGCGTTAGGGCCTTCTTCGCGCGTGTCCGCGTCTTCGGAGGCGGCGGATTCCGATGCGTCGGGAGCGGCGGGGACTTCCTCATAGACGACGCCGGTCACACCGACTTCCATCTCGATTTCGCGCAAAGCGCCGCTCTCTTTAGCTTCCTTCGCTTTTGCGAAGAAGGAATCATCCGAGGATTCGATAACGTAGTCCGTCCAGTCGTTGCCGTCTAAATACGCGGCTACTTCGGTTTCAGAAGGGAACGCCGCCTTCGCAAACCTTAGCCCATAGACCGCGATATTTTGATTGTTCCGTTTAGCCGCCTTTTCCGGGGCTTCCGGAGCTTTCTTTGGCTTTCGCGCCACGGCGGTCTCCCTACTTAAGGTTTTGAGCGCGGCGAAGGGCGTTTCGTTCGCTCCCCGATCAACCAAGGAAACGAACAGCGGGGTCGCGTCTTTTAGGTAGTTAACCCGCCTGACTACTTGCCTCACTTTCTGTTTCATACCGCTACAATAAAAAATACCTATGTGAGTGGCCGACGGCGTCTTCCGTCGAAGAGCTGCACATAATTTCGTGCGTATGCCCGTCGTCCGCAGACGTATGGCCGCCTATCACTTTTCCATTATTGTCTAGTTTTACATAGTATACATGTGAATGTCCATTACTATCTTCGGTTTTTCCAAACATTTGGGACAGTACATTTACGGTAACGGGTACTTCTTCCTTATATGTGTAGATTTCCATAGAGTAACCGTTGTACTTCCCTGATTTAATGTCGGCCCACAGAGCGTTATCGTGCACCTTTACGGCTAAAACCCACGCGCCTTCCGTGAAGTCGGGATCCCCCGGCCGTGCAATAAAGGATTCTACGGCGGTAGCGGACGCTTTGACGTTATTATGCTGCGTGTCAATGCACTCCGCTTTTCCCTGTAAAAGGAATTTATGCGCCAGTTTCTCCAGCTCCTCCCGTGACATCACGTCCCCGTGTGAGTCTACAATTTCAGGGGCGTAAACTTCCCCGTAGACGATCTGTTTTTCCCCGTGGACCTTTTTAAACACCACTTGAGCCGAGGACGGCGTTTGCCCGTTAAGTCTTGCCTTGGCGATAAGGTCTTGTTTCTTCATCTCTCTGCCTCTTAGTTATACGTTCGTTACGGAAAGACCGGAGGCATACGCCGAAAGGAACTCCGCCGCTTCCTTTTTTTGGGGTGTACCTTGCGCGGTCGGCGACTCCGCCGCTGTGGCCAGCTGAACGATAAAGGAGTCCAGACCCTTAATAACGGTCCCCTTTTTTACCAGCTCCAATATGACGGCAAAGGGAACGTTACCCCACTCCTCGGATATACTGGGTACGTCGATGGCCAAAATCTGATTAGCTAATCCGATGACCACGTTGGGCGTTAATGCCCCCTGCCCGCCGAGAGAATCGACGATGGTGGCGATGGATTCCGGGTCGGAGAGCGGGGCGCCTAACGACTTGAATCTCCAGTACCGAGGGCTATACGTCGATAAAATCTTGGAGTTCAAAAAATCGTCGAACCGCATCCGTTCCGGCAAGAACACCTGATTCTCCGCCACCTGCATGGACGCGATGGCGGACGCCCGCGTGTAGTCTTGCGCCCGGCCTTGAATAATAGGAGGCAGCCGAAATACGGAGCGGCCCTTTTCCGCATTTTTTCCGTCATACTCTTGGAACAAGCCTTCCTGCTGCCGTTCCGAGATCATGGGACGCATGTCAATGCGCGGCGCCGGCTGGGAATGGTCCAGCCCCCCCGCTTGATCGTCCGCCAGAGCCTCGATCACAAGAACGCGATTCATCGCGCCTTGTCCTTTACGGCTGACAATCGACTCCTCTAGTGCGGCGAAGGAGTCTTGCGTCAAGTTACCTCCCGAGACAAGCACCGCCATTGCAGGAATGGCGTTCTCGCGGAAAAAGTTCAAGTTAACTTCTTCCGCCTCTCGGCTGCCTAGTATGGCGGGCAATATCCCAATCCATTTGGGCACCCCGTAGAGATGGCCCGGAATATATTGCGCGTCCATGTATATTTCGGTTGCCTGCTCCTCGAAAGGCAGATCGGGGGCGACTTCTCCCGTTTTAGGGTCTATTATTCGGGGGTCTCCAAATTCTTTAAAATATACCCTCTCCAGCGTACCGGGGCTAATCTGCGCGTACCTACGGAAATAACGGGGGACTAGCCGAGTAAACGTGTCGCCGTTTGCATCAATTTGCGTCACCCTAGTATAAACGGGCGAAGGGTCAACGCGGGTCATCCGTAGCGTAAACATAGGCACATGGTCGAATAGAACGACCTGACCCCTACGATTTCGTGCGACCTCAAATGCTCGGCCCCCCAGTATTTCATAATCACTGCGTGCCTGTTTTCGGGTCTCCACAAGTGACCGTGATTGCGAAAAGCCCGTAACCACGGACTCCAGCATTTTCATTTCCTTTAGAGCGGCGGCGCTTTCCTGTTTACCTTTCGGTCCGGTATACTCCCATATATGCCCGTACCCTTCGACGTTAATAGCCATTGACTCCACGCACGGGCTAAGAATGCTGCTTTGAGTGTAGATATTAATTAACTGGGAAAAAGGGTATATGGGTTCCTCTAAACAGTATATAGTCTGTCCTCCGTAAACGGAGGAAAAAGGGTCGCTTAGCTGTTGACTAGTCTCCCCTTTTCGTAGTATCCCTCCCTGATACGAGGTAAGAGGCTCCAGTTCAGAGTTCAGGGGAGAGCGTCTGCTTGTACGAGGCGCGTGCGCTTTGGCGGCTGTGGGCGCCTCTTCGGCTTTTTGCGGTTTAACGGAATTGTGCACACGAGGGTGTCTTTTTCTAGCCATAGCAATCTGTCCGACGACATAAAGTAAATTACCATAACTATACAGTAAAACTATTTAACGTCAATCGGCCCACGAAGCGTCGCCATGTTCTACCTTCGTTTAACTAAGCGACGCAGTACAGCCCTCCGCTTAGTCGCCGCTCGGCAAAGGTAGGACGCGACCGTCCGTTCGCAAGTTCCCGTTCGTATACTTTCCGCCGTGGCGGCGTCCCCCAGCAGTCGAGTACGCGCATCAAAACTGTAATCTTTTGCCATTGCCCATGAGGACTTGCGCGTCATAAGGAAATTAGTCACGCCGCACAGGGCATCCGCCACGTCTTTGCTGGATTGAGGGCGGTGGTCTACTTTTATTTTGTTGTTTTTAACTACCTGCTCCAGCTCGGACAGTTCGGTCCGGGCGATGATGTGGCGAGGCAGAAGCAGTCGGCTTTCGTATAAGGCGTCGCGGAGTACGTTATAGGGTTCGATTTTTTCCACGGAAATATACTCTGTGGAAAATCCCTTAGTTTTTAGGATTTGCCGAGAGTCTACGGACTGGAATCCGTCAAAGGTTATCCACTTAAGAGGCAGCCCATAGTCATCCCTAAGAGCAATAAGCAACGCACGAATAGAGGCGAACTCAATCTCTCCTCCCGGAGGGGCCACCACGCGCAGCGCAAAGTCTATGGCGATAACGGGCATCCATTCTTGTCCCCGTTTCTCGGTTACGGGGTCGTAGGACTCCACCATGCGCAAGCCGGCCACATGGCCCACCGCTATACCGCAGGCGTCTTTTTTTAACCCCAAGTCTACGTGACACGCGCGCGGACTGTCCACGTCCAGTCTTACGTACTCGGCGACGGGACGCGGCATCCCCAGCGAAAGATCCACGCTTTCTTGGCGGAAGATGTTCCTATACCCCGCTTTTTCCGCCGCCTCCATGCACTCGGCGATGCACTCTCTTTTCAGGATAAAAGGCGACGTAGCAAGCGTCGTCTTCCCCGCAAAGTCCCGTATTGCACCGTCCGTGTTATTCTCAAAGTCAACACGGAAATCTTCAGGCACTTCGATGACTTCGCAACCCGTGAGCGCCGTTTCTCCCGGAGCAAGCACTTTCGACCTTATCGTATCGTTGCCTATGAGGACGCGGAACGTTTGATCCGAAAAAGTCCCCTTAGGCTTGACGTCCCATTGAGCATAGGAGTAGACATAGATGGAAGGGTCCGTGCCTCCGCACATGGTAGACTGCGCGGCCTTCACCTCCGTGAAATCGTCGGGAAACCGCGAGGAAGAGATCAGGTATAACGTTCCGGGCAATTTCCCTTTTTGCATAAAACGCGATTTTCGGCGTTTAGCCAACGTGTCGTACAACGCCTTGGCTTGGTCAAACGAGCCGTCCGCGCTAGCTTCGGAGGATTTCGACTCTCCGATTTTTTGCATGAAGTTCATCTCGTCAAGAATACCGCCCATCACGTTCATGGAGATGGCCCCCGTAGTCGCGGAGGAGACAGGAACGACGGAAACGTTATTTCTCCGGAAAATCATTTCGCTGAGGACTTTCTTGTCGTAAGGGTAGATCTTCTCAAAGTAAGGAGACTTACGCAAGTATTGGCCTAGCTCGTTGAACACCGCTTTTTTTGCGGTAGACAAGCGAATGGACTGTATGGTGAATATGATCGACGATTTGGACGGCAGTCCGAACGTGTTTTGCGGGTTACGCATACACGAAAGCTTATACAGATCCCGGGACAGCATCAGGTTAGCCAACGTAGACTTCCCGATACCTAACGCGCCCTTTAGCACCGCTTCCGTATAGATCCCTTTATCTAATTCGTGGCACGCCTCGATAATTTTAGGATAAACCTTGTTTTCCTCCACGCCAAGATACGCGGGGTCGAAAAGAAACGTATCGACGGGTACGATAGGCCGCGCATAGGCGCACTGCTCGATCAGTAAAGCAAGATCCCCTGTCCGAGCTGCCGTCTGTATGGCGTCGCCCCATGCGTCCCGCGCTTTTCGGTCCGACATGCCTGTAAGCTCAATACGCAGTTGCTCTATTAAGGAGCGCAGCTCTTCGTCTTCGTCCCACGGACGGCTATTCGTCGTCTTTCTTTTCATAAGAGCTGCCCAGTACCTTTTCCGCAATTTGATGCGTTATCGTGTGTAACCTTGACGCCTGCGCCTCTTCGGCTTTTATGCCGCGAAGGGTGTCCCTGACGTCGGCAGGGAATGACGCGAAGGAATCCCCTTCCGCTGCGGAAGCGGAAGCGCCTAACCCCTTTATCTTGGCGAGCTTGTCCAGTAGTTCAGCGGCTACAAGAAACTCTTTTGCGGTAGTGGGCAAAAGTTTGCGCATCGTGCGCTCATGCGCTAGGTCGATGGAGATACGTTCCTTCTGCAAACGATACAGGCGGTTCACCTCCGCTTCCACGTCTACTCCGGGCCTGTTGGCTTCCATCAAAGCGTCCAGCGGAGCGTGCGTAGAATCGGAGGAAAGTAGATGTATGTTTCTTGCCCTGAATGTGTTTAACGCCGCAGCGAACGTGCGCTCCGATACGTCCAGCCAGCCGTTCGTGGCAAACCACTTGGCAATGTCCGGCACGGACTGCCCTTCCCGTAAGCTAAGCACAATGGCGGAGTAGCGCGGATTCCGGAGTACAATGTTAATCGCGGCCTGATCCTTTCGTTGTTTATCCGCGTCGGCCGGGCTAATGTCCGTCCGCTTACTTACGTTTAGCCTTAGCGGGCGGCGCCTTAATTTTTGCATTGCTCGATACTCCGTTCGTTACCCACTCTTTCACCACCGTCGCCATAGCGACGCCGTTTTCCGCGCACTTGGCCTCCAACGCCGCTAGTCTTTTCTCCGTGTCCCGGTCGATCGGGACGTAGTGATGCTTTTTCCCCTCGAAGGAAAATACAAGAAAGCCTTTGTCCATATCCGTGCCGCCTTCCCGGAAAATACCGTTTAGGACGGCGGACAAATCGTCCACTGATTTAATGGTCTCTTTCGCGTCTTGGAGTTTTTTGCGCTGTGCGGGTGTGACGGATTTTTCAACTCCGGCGTATAGCTTTTTAAACGCCTGCTCCTTGGTAAAGCCCATCTGAGCTTTTATCAGCGCTTCTTCCAGTCCCGCCCGCTTAAGCTTGTCGTACAGACGCACGAATTTTTCCGGATCCGTTGTGCCCCGCAAATTATTTCGGGCCATCCCTTCGATGTCCCTTTTCGTCTCATCCCAGTCGTAATGGATGATCGCCGGAAGTTTTTTAAACTTTAACAGTTTTGCCGCCTTATACCTATGCTCTCCGCTGACCATCGTGTACCAGCCGGTCTTCCGAGGGTCAGGGGCGACGTGAACGGGTTCGTCGAATCCATCGGTTCGGATTTTCTCGACCAAAAGGTCGAAGGTTTTATCGTCCTGAACGTTAGGGTTTTCTTCCCATAAAGTGATCTTATCAATGGGGATGTCATACACTTTTACCGTCGTTGAGGCCGTTTCCCCGGGAGTCACGGCGGCCTTTACTTTGGAAGGGGGTGCGGTTCGTTTTTTGAGTACAAGAGGCATGTTTAACCTTTTAAAGAGGCGATAAACTTATCTTTTCGGATAAAAACTTCTTCGGGAGACGTGCAGTCGTCTACGTAGCCGGCTTCTTTCATGCTGTGGTTGATCGCCGCCCTTGCGTAGGTGAATCCCGTGCGGCGCGTCATGTCACCTACGACAACGCCGTTAGTGTTTTTTGCCAACGAGTTCACGTAGGCGCAAACGTCGTCCAGTTTGTATTTGGCTCCTTTGAGGGAATTTACCATCTCTTGCACCCCTTTCGGGGTTCTGTACCCGTTTAAGTATTTTTGGGCGGGTTTCTCTATTTCATCGGCCAGTCGGCCTATGCATAACGGCGCATTGTATTTTTCCTTAATGATGTCCCTCCACGGTAGAACTAGCCTCCGCGCCTCTTCCTTATTATCCCTTATCCACATCAGCGTGCCGATCAGTTTTTCTTTTTTCTTACGAGGGATAACAAACGGATAATCAGGGAAAAACGTGCGCTGATAATCGGATTCCGTGAGAATCCCCGGAACCCCCATGTACAGCGCTTCAAATATTCCCGTCGGATGGTCTAAATGTGATAACGGGCATACGAAGCACGCAAACTTGCGGAGCATTCGGATAAAGTTATCTCGCGGGTTGTTTTCTAGGATAACAAACTGCTTCCCTACATTCGCAAAGTCAAACCCTGCGCGTTTGAGCTTATTTTTCATCGGACCCTGTAGTCTTCCCGACAAAGAAATGGTCAGGCAGACGTCCGACATTCCTGCTTTAAACAGGTAGTCGAACCACGGCACGTATTCGATGTAGGATGGCCCGAACAGGCGCCCCAAGCAAAGCACTTGGAACCCTTTTTCCACCTTCCACCTGTCCGGCGTGTACAACTTATCCAGTTGCGCACATTCTACGCCGGCGGGAATGACTTTCGTGCGTTCCGTCCATTTACGTATAACGCTGACGGCTAAGGTGTCCGTCATGGCGTCCGCGACTTCCGTGCGGTTATGCTCCGATAAGAAAATAGAACTGTCTGCGGCGAGATAGCCTAAACATTGCGCCCACCAATACGCACGTGTGGTGAACTGGCGTTTTCGTGTCTGCGGAAACTCCTCAATGACCACGACGGGCAGCCCGTAGCTTTTATCGGAAAAAACGTCTTCTACATCGAAGAAACGCGGGGACTCCAGCGTGCGCTTATATGTTAGCGCCAGCGACGTGCGGCAAGTGACAAGAACGTCGATATGGTACGTCCCCGCTATTCGGTTAAACAAGTTAAAAAACTTATCCGTAATCAGCCCGTCTACCACAAACTGATCGGTGATATGTTCCGTTCGGATAATCCCGACGTTCGGATGGGACTCAATTTCGTTTGGCGTGTAGTCCGTGTCGGGTAACATCCAGTAAACAAAATGTCCGCGAGCGGTGAGTTCGCGGACAAGGGATACATATTTATGGTACGTGCTCGACCCTGAGAGGTTGCCGGACTGGACATACACGCCGTCAATCAGTATTCGTAGCCGAGGCACGTATAAAGCTTCCGTCATAACGCCGGCTAATTTAGGATTATATAGTCCCCCCTTTCGCCATTTCGTTGCGCATGTAAACAAGGAGGCTCTTCCCTATTAGGGATATACATTTTTACTGTTCTTGTCAACACAAGCGGCTTACCCTGTTCCGGAACTGTCGTAGTGTGGAACGTCCCGTCTCCGTTATCATACACATGAATCGTCACTTGTACTTTTTGCCGTCCGATTCCCGTGATGTTACACCCGGAAACGGCTAAGGTACTCACCTTTCTGCCCGTCTTCGTACATTTTCTATGGCCAAGCTCGAAAACAAGTCCTTGGTTTTTGAGGTCCGCTACACGTCTACTTACGGCGTTCAAGTCCAGCTCAAGCGCGTCCGATAGTTGTGTGCGGGTGCAGCCAAAATGTGTTTCAATGAAACAGTACAAGCGATACGTAAGCGTTCCATGCATAAGAAGCGGATGCCGACCTTTGTACCCGGACGGTCGGCGTTTTACATCAGACATAGCCGCGCCTCCCTTTATTGCGGGCAAGTGCGGCCCATATGAGTTCCATGTCAGGCATGATTGCGCCCGTCTCCAAGAATCCCGCAGGAAGACTCTTTGTAAACCAGTTAGGCGGCAAGGTAATGCCCGCGTTTTTGAGCCGCTGCTCCGCGCGACCGACCCAAAGAACCCATGTTTTGACGTCACAATAACGCGCCCATTCTGTGCTAAGGTCTTTGTCTTTGTCTTTGGCTTTGTGTTGGTGTACGGCAAATTTGCGCTCATCCTCTGCAAGCAAGTCCCATGCTTCACGCGCTTTCGCCGGGGCGGAGGATCGCGCGTCCTCGCAGGAAGTAGCTTGCACGGAGGAGTAAAGCAGCCATCGGACAACACTCTCGGGCAAGTGGTCTAGCGTCGCCTGCTCGTGAGCGAGCGGGAGGGCGGAGGCCACCGCCGACAATTGCGCTTGCGTAGTAGGGTTGTGCGCGCCAAAAGACGTGCCGTAATGCTCTCCACGTCTTCCCCCGGGCAGCTCCACACAAGTCCATGTACGAAGCGCGATAGCCAGCCACTTAGGCAGTGTTTCGTAATTCTTGTTATACCCGCCGGTATCCTCCCGTCCCGCAAACAATTGCTGAAATTCCAAGGCTACTTGGACATAAAAGGAGTCCAGCCTTAGCAGCACATACCTTGCCGCATGTTCCGCCCATTCCCTATCTTTCAGTAGAAAGAGGTGGGCTTCTTCAAACGAGTTAAGCGCCTCTAAGTAAGAGCGGAGAAGAGGGAGGGATACATCATTCGGGGACGGAGACCCCCCGCAAAGGGAATCAATGCGCAGGTTCACCTCCTGTAAGCAAGGGGTTTCCCAGATGTTCGATAGATTACTCGCGTGATGGCACCCCCGGAGAAGGCGCGGGGGTTTACGGCTCCCTTTTACTGCGACAGAAGGCAGCGGACCCGCCATAATATGTCTTACCATAGCCCGCTACCTCCGAGCGTCGGCGCCGGTAAACTCCGACGACATACGGGGTAAACCCCCGTCCACGTACCGTATTAGTTGCCTCGGTACACGGTAATTATCCCCCTCTCTAATCACGAAAAAGCAACCTTCCATCCCTTCGATATCTTGATACGTCTCATTCCGCCGAGTAAAGCCCGTGCCCGCCGAAGCCAGCCTAATCAGGAGCGTGGAGCTTTCCGGGATTCCCGTAAGGGTTTCCATTTCGTCCGCAAATCGCACGTCCGGGACAATAAAAGTGCGCGGTCGGCCCGCCTTTGCCGCCGCCGCAGCGCTACGACAGATAACGTTCTTTGCCGTTTTTACAAAAAACTCCGGTCCCCAGCAAGGCTTAACGCACTCTTCCGCAAGAGAGACCCAAACCTCGCGCGGGCTTTTACCGTTAAGCTCGTCCAACGGCTCTTCTTTCCGTTCGTCCAAGACGAAATCTATAGGCAGTCCATGCAGCGCGGCAGCGGCGGCTTTAAGCGGATCGGCCAACCGCACAATCTCGACGATTTCTCCTTGTCTCTCTAGGGATACGCTGAGTAAGCGCGCCAGCGTATCTTTGCCGGAGCGGTCGGGTCCATTTATCAGAATGATTCGGACGGGGGATAAGGCAACGTGCCCCAGCTCAATGATAGGCATATTTTCACTCTAATTTTCAGTTTATCGGATATGCTTAGGGGGCTTAGCGCCCCCTAACAGTTTACGCTACACCTTTCCGTGGGCTAGTACCACGTACTCCCCGTCGGGGGAGTCTACAATTTGCATGTCTTGGTATAACGCCGGGTAAGTCTTTTTTAGAATCCGCGCCACTTGCAGGAACACCCCCCGCATCTCTTCTTCCGCACTAGGCGCCGTGCGCAGCTCAATGGTCTGTCGCCATGTTCTGGCGTTACCGGTCAAAATAATCCCGGTACATAGACCCTCCGGCATTACTCGCCTGTTGCTCGCCTGAAACAGTTTTTTAAGACTGAACGGCATGTCAGGGTTGTCTAGTCCGCAAAGCTCCGTCAAGTCATGCGCTACTTCCCCTAGATGGGTAACTGTCCGCTCAAAGATTCCTCGGATTTTGTCGGCGACGTCCGCCGGCAGATGCGCGTCGTAGACCTCGGGGAAGTAGGCCGCCAGTGTGACGGGCCGTACAAATCGTAAGCTTTCTTGCGAGGGGCTAAGCTCTTCGCCGGGGACTAAGTGGCGGTGCCGGATGACTTCATGCGTGAAAACCCGGGATACCCCTTCAAAGGCAAAAGTATCATAAGCGTGCTCTAGAACACTCCCATGCCCTGATTTTAAGATGTTACCGATATACGGAGCGTTACCCGTCCGGACGCGCGTAAGGTTAGGGTTAAGGTGCGTGCCGAAGGCGTTGTAACAGCGGCGTCCCGCTACCTCAACCAACATTTCCGCCCCCGTCGCAGCGTCAGTGGTCCACTCAGGGGCGCCAATGCTTCGCAGGTAGTCTTTCACGTTCTCCGTGTTTATGTTGGTCTGGGCTAGATGGAAGACTTTAGCCGTTGTAAAGTGCATTGGTAGGCTCCTTTTTTGAAATAGTTTAGTGTGAGGACGGCGCGTCTTGCGCCTGAGGAGGCGCGGTGTGTTCCGCTATTTGCTCCAGTACGGACAGCTGGAGCACCGTAACTTTGTCCCGCGCAACTTGTTCACCTTCGGGAAAAACTTGGTTCACCTTTAAGCAAAGATTAGCAACTAGAAAAAAGTTTATATAAACCGTACCGTTTTGAGCACGGACTACATTTCTATACTCGTCACGGCTTACCGCGTTTGCCACAGCGTCCTCCAAGTGCGCCAACCCAGTAGCCGAGGCGATCACGGGGAGCGCTATCCACACTCTTCCTTCTTCAAAGTATCCCCCGTTCGGGTGCAGCGTTCCTTGTTTTGTCATGACACGTCCTTGTTTATGGCTTTAACGTTAATTATACATTGGGGGTCAAACTCCGGATTGCTGGGCTGGCCCGCAGAGTCCGGGTAGCCCGCAGGATTACACACTACACGGCTTCCGTCTACCGCATAATCGGAGCTGTTATGCATATGGCCGTGCACCCATAAAGCAACGCGGTACTCGGTCATTACCGCCTCCAAGTTCGTGTAATACGCGCTGTTTAGCGGACTATGCGTATAGCGCGCGGAAACGCTTCGCTTGCTAGGCGCGTGATGCGTCGCCACAATTTTCCGCGTGCTCTCCGGTTCTTTCGCAAGAAGCTCGACTAATTTTCGCACGCTTTTACGATGCCTATCACGTGTATCGTCCGGCGTGATAACTTCTCCGCCCCCGTTGTGGATGTACGTGTAGTCCGCGATGCGGGATCGGAGGTCAGGCGACGTCCCGATTTCCGACCAGAGCGTTCCGTAAAAAATGGCGTACTCCTGCGGGCCTTTAGCGCACCGGTACACGCCTATGCCACCTTGTGGTTTTTCTTTGGCCGGGGGCGGGACGTATAACCCGACGTGCGCTTCCGCCGCTAGTTCCGTCATCCATTTGTCCGTGAGGTACGGATCGGACCCGTAATATTCATGGTTTCCGGGGACGTATATAACGTCCCTATACTTTGTAAGCGCGTACAGCCACTCCACAAATCGGTCGTAACTGGACTCCGTAATCAGTGCGGAGGAGATGATATCCCCCGCCAAAACTAGTACGTCTTCGCCTAAATACTCCAGACGAGGCGGCGGATGTACGCCTAACGCCTCTAAATGTAAATCGCTGACCAAGCGTAGTTTCATAGGGCCTCCTCTTTAGCCTCCCTGACGTGCGGTACAATCTATCGCCTCGAAGATGGCCAAGGCTATTTCCGGGACGATAGCGTTGCCTACGAGCTTAAGTCTGTCCAGCCCGCCGGATACCCCATCATTTTTTCGGCGAACAAGGGGCTCAGGTATATCGGGTCTTCCGCGCAAGTCCTCAACCCTTCCGACGCCTTGGAACCTCTGTATTCCGGGCTGCCACGAAAGCGCGCCCTGCCCGACCCTATGCCCTCCGACGCCGTACAGGTCGGAACGCGGAGACCCTTCTCTGTACCCAACGATCCAGACCCTGTTGCGCAGGTGGATTGCTCCGACGGCGTAAGCCGGTATAATAAATGGTTGCACGGAGTAACCGAGGTTTTCCAAGTCATCTTTTGTCCTACGGAACCCCATCGGGATGAAGTTTGCAACGTTCTCACAAACAACCCAAGAGGGCTGCACGTCATGGATGACTCGTCGCATCTCGGGCCACAAGTCACGCCCGTCGGAAGTTCCCCTTCGCTTCCCCGCGACGCTAAAGGGCTGGCAGGGGAATCCGCCGACGATGACGTCGAGGGTTCCCAGTCTTTCACGTTCTTGCGCATAGTGAAATCCCTTAATATCTGAGTAGAGGGGTACGCCCGGGAATCTCTTCTTAAGAAGCGCGGCACACTCCGGGTCATTATCGCAGAAAGCCGTAATGTCCCACCCGAGATACCGGGCGGCCAGCGCAAAACCGCCGATGCCTGAAAATAGATCTAGGACTCGCATCTAGGGACTTACTCCCGTAAGGCAATCCGCAGGATGAGCGGTCAGGCCAAGGTAGGACAGTCCTCCTTCCGTAACCGGCCTCCCTCCGTGCGTATAAGGCACGTATATCCCTCGTTTTAAGAGGAGCCTTTCCAGTACAGGGTTAAGGACATTTTCCACATAAACGCATCGCTTGCTCTCCCTCGCCACAGCTTCTATTCTGTCGAAGATTCTTTTTCCTACGCCTGCCCCGCGCAAAGTCGGTTGCAGTTCAATTGACCCAACGTCGAGACAAGGGATCGCACCGCCCTGCCATAGACGAAAAGACTTTCGCATATAGAGCGTCAGCCCTTGCGAGCCGATGTGCGCGGCCCTTGCGCGTCCAGCTAAAAATTCCGGCAAGGCGCTATTAAGCGCCTGTAACACTCGCTCCCGTCGCTCAAGGATGTCTTCCGCCATTTTAGACCTTCCCTTTCATTAGGTAGTCTACGCTGACGCCCAGTACATCGGCGAGTTGTTGTAGTACGAAACAATGGGGCCTAGCGCTTCCTACCTCGTACTTCTGGAGCTGTTGCGGGCAGAGCTGAGTTACGGCCACACGATCGACCACTTGTTGCAGGCTCGCGGATTGCAGGTGGGTCGGATCCCGAGGACTAGGCACCTTAAGGGCTCGTCTGGCCCGGTTTAACCGGGCCCCCATTGCCGCATAGAACTCGCGTTCGACGGCGTTATTGTTTGCCCACTCCGTCGTGGCTACGACGGAACTAACCGGTTGCGCAGGTTGCAGGCGCATCGGCGCCCGTTTCTTACCACCGGACGTCGGTCCAGTCGTTTTTAGTTCCTTTTCCATATGCCGTCGGCCTTATTTCAAAAAAGTTAGCGTGTTCCATTCCTCCGAGGACTTCATCCATCCACGGCAACGGGTTACGAGTAACGCCGTAGCGGGCCGGCAGGCCCAATTGAGTCAGTCTCAGATCTCCGATATACCGGACGTACTGCTTCACCTCAACAGCGGTCATCCCCTTAATTTCACCTAGAGAAAACGCAAGATCGATGAACGCGTCTTCATGCCCCACAATTGTTTCGCACGCCTCCGTAATACGTCGGTGGAGTTCGATTTTGTTTATTGTAGGGTTCTCGTCCACAAACGTTTTATACAGAAGTATAATGGCGTGCGTGTGCAACGTCTCGTCTCGGACGGACCAAGTGATGATCTGCCCCATGCCCTTCATTTTGTTAAGTCGGGGAAAGTTCATTAACATAGCGAACGACGCGAACAACTGCAACCCTTCTGTGAAGGCGCCGAACACGGCAAGCGTCAAGGCGAACCCTTCCGCGTCATCCGCCCCGAAACGGGACATATAATCGTGCTTGTCCCGCATCTCTTTATAGGACAGGAACGCCTCGTACTCCGTTTCCGGCATACCTACCGTGTCCAGCAGGTACGAGTAGGCCGCCATATGAACGGATTCCATCGCGGAAAACGCGGACAGCATCATCCGTACTTCCACCGGCTTAAACACGCGAGTGTAATGGTCGATGTAGCAGCCGCCTACATCCACGTCGGCCTGTGTAAAAAACCTGAAAATTTGCGTTAACAGGTGCTTTTCCGACGGGGTCAGATTGGTCCGCCAATCCCGCACGTCATCGGTCAATGCCACTTCGTCCGGAAGCCAGTGCATTTGCTGTTGCTTATGCCACAGCTCATACGCCCACGGATAGCGAAACGGCTTATATCCTTTTGACGGGGTTAACAGGGATGCTGCGTCGTTATCGCGTTGAGCGAACGGCGGAGTATCGTGCAAGGTCATTTGTCCCTCATGTAATTACTGTACTTGTTATTCCTGCGACGCGTCACCGTTCAGCTCCGCCAGTAACTCTGCGGTTAATGCGGTCATTGCGTTTGCCCAGAATTGCGAATCTCTGAAAACGTCTCGGGCCCGCGCATAATTGCTACTCCGTTTTCTTATTTTTTGTAGGTCGCCCCGCACGTTTTTTCTTACGATAAACCGTAACGGGGCCTTTTCCTAGATAACGCGGCACTCTTTTTGCCTTACCGCGTTTAAACACAGGCTCAGCGGGAGCCGTTCCCGCCGCGTAACAATGACGCAACAGGCGAGGAGCTGCGCAGCCGTCCACCTCCGCGCGCAGCTCAAACAGATTTCCTCGGGCACAAGCGGCGCCTTTCGGCTCCGTAACGATGATTCGTAAAAGCGTAACGGCGCATAGCCGCGATTCTTTTACCTTCGGTACGACGATATCCACTTTTTGTCCCGTGAAGGCCGAGAGATCCGCGACGAGCTGCCGTGTTCTCTCCCCTCGGAGTTTACACTCCCTCAAAAACTCTTTCAATGGCAGAGTAAATAATTTCGCCGAGTACAGCCGTTCGAGTTCGTCGCTTGCCGCCACAAAAATTTCGCGTAAACTAGACATTGCGGCGTATCTCCGTGCAGCGCAAAGGCTTAGTAACCCGCTCAACCACTTTTACCCCGTAGAACCCTAGAGTAACGGCGGAGCGCTCGCACAGAGCCTTTGGTAAGGCGCGGGCCAGCTCTTGCGCGTAAAAGTCTATGATGTGCGCGCGCGAGTCTCCCGATAAAGCGCTGCGAGGGAGAACCACCACACAAAGCTCGTAAAACAGGCATGGCTCGGAGGCTTGCACTAAAAAGTCAAATGTCGCTGTAAACGTTACATCTTCGAGCAAAACCGTTCGTTTAATCGCCCCGGATAACGGGTCCGTGTAGGTCGGATGCCTTTTTGCCCAACTGGCGTTGACGCCCCTAACTCCGGGCAATTGCTCCCGCACACACTCAAGTGCCCCTGAGGCAATCCGCGCGCGGTCAATGGACGGTGCGACGCGCTCCGCGACGCCGTCCCCTACTTGGGAGAGAGAAGCTGCGCCATAACGGCGCAGCTCTTTTTCCGAGTTCAATCGTATTAACATGACCCCTCCGTCATACCCTTACTGACACGCCGAACACTCCTCGGCGTTATCTATGTAACGCACGCGACCGTCGGGCCTTTCAATGGGTAGCGTGCGAAGATAATACAGGCTTTTTACCCCGTTCTGGTGCGCGCTTTTATGTAAAGCGTGTAACTCCTGTCGTGAAACGTCGGGCGGCAGGAATAAGTTTAGCGACTGTGCTTGACAGATATAGGGTGTGCGGTCCGCCGCAAGGCTTATTAAAGCGTGCTGATTAATCTCGTGCGCCGTGCGAAACACTTCCTTGCCGGAAGCGGTTACACACGCTATCTCCTGAACGCTGCCCTCGGAACGAGTAATCTGAGACCATACTTCTTCCTTTAACTGCTCGTTCAAACCTTCCGAACCCCCCAGCCCTTTAGAGAGTAGGCGGTCTAAGTAGCGGTTTCTAAGGGCTAACGCCCCGTTTGATGTTTTTTGGGTGTAGCTGTTAGCCGCGTAAGGCTCAATCCCCGGGGAACATTCTCCGCATATGAGCGAAATGGACGCCGTCGGGGCTATCGCCAACATATGACTAAACCGCTCCTGAATGCCCGCATCCGCCGCGTCGGGACATGCCCCGCGCTCTTTTGCCAGCGCCACGGAGGCGGCTTTCGCGTGCCCGTGCAGCTCCGAAAAAATCCGCTGATTGTACGCACGGGCGGTTGCGGAGCCGAACGGCAAACCTTGCGACTGGAAGAACGAGTGCAGCCCCATCACGCCTAAGCCCACGCTGCGCTCACGGAACGCCGAGTAGGCGGCGGCGGGGATGGGCGAATGCGCTATATAGTCCTCCAAGACGTTGTCCAACATGCGCAAGCAATCTTCCACCAACTGCGGGAAGCATTCGGACCCGGCGTTCTTCCATGTCAGGTAGTGCTCTAAGTTAAGAGAACTTAAACAGCACACCGCCGTGCGGCGCCCGCCTAGGTGATCCGGCCCGGTGTGCAACGTAATCTCGCTGCATAGGTTCGAGGTCTTCACGTCCAGTCCAAGCTTTTTATAGCTCTCCGGGCGAAGACGATTCACCGTGTCCGTAAAAAGGATATAAGGTTCCCCTGTCTCTAGCCTAGTCACTAACAACTTAACCCAGAGATCCCGTGCGCTAACCTCTCGTACAGTCGTACCGTTTGCCGGACTGATTAACGCCCACGACGACCCGTCTTCCACCGCCTGCATAAAGGCGTCCGACACGGCTACGCCGTGATGGATATTCAACGCCTTACGATTCGGGTCTCCGCCGGTGGGGTAGCGCATCCCAAGAAATTCTTCAATCTCAGGGTGAGACATGGGCAAGTACACGGCGGCGGAGCCCCGACGTAAACTCCCTTGTGAGATCGCTAACGTCATGGAGTCCATAACCTTGATGAAAGGGATGATCCCGGAGGTTACGCCGCTCCCCTTTACCTGCTCCCCGATAGAGCGTAGATTTCCCCAATAACTGCCTAAGCCGCCCCCGCCTGCGGCGAGCAGAATATTTTCGTCCCAAAGCGCGCGTATGCCTGCGAGGCTGTCGTCGGTTTCGTTAATGAAACATGAAATAGGGTAGCCGCGCTCCGCGCCCCCGTTGCTTAGAATAGGGGTCGCCGGCATAAACCAACCGCGCGACATATAGGAAAACAAGCGGAATGCGTGCGCCTCGTTGTCGCCGTATTTTCTGGCGACGCGCTCAAACATGCCGGAAGGGGTCTCCCCCGGCAACATATACCGTCCCTCAAGGACGGTAATGCCTGCGGCGGTCAAAAAACTCTGAGGGTCCAAAAAACTCTGAGGGTTGGGTGAAGAAAAGCGCACGGTGGCCCCTTAATATCTTATGTAAAAATTTATCGAACACAGGCACGGCGTGGCCGCGTCCTGCCCGTAAATTATAGCGTGAATCGGCGGGCAACGCATGTATAATCGAGCGTGCGGACACTGAACCCGCTAAAACGCTAAAACCTAGAAAGCCACACCTATGGAAAGCACAAAAGTTAATAACTATTATTATATAGAAGCTGTGTTTACTTCAGGAAATCGGGCCAAGCTTACACAATTCGGGGTACATGGGCTACGGACAGTATTTTCAAAGGGGCGCAGGCTATACCCCCTTGAAGTATTTTTTAGGCGATCCGAACAAGAAGCGAACGATCTGTTTGAGCGCATAAAAGCAGGCTTCTACATAAACGAGGATGTGGAACTTGATGTGGCACGGTATATCCCCTCTCCCGAGCTAGGTTACTTAGACTCGCTCCTCCTATTTGCGTATAACGAGAAGAACGGAGAATACGAACCGACGAAAACACATAAGGTCACGGAACACGAGGGGCTTGCGAGACTTAAGGGGCAGCTACACGCCGTTCATGGCCGACAGAGAACCGCACTTGTGGAAGCCATAGATGCGGGCGCATACTGTACGTTTTGGTGTAGCAGAGCAGCCTATGACAGGCTTAACGAGCGGGAGAAGATACGGACCTTCCGAGATCTGGGGCGTGCACTTAGCCTGCCCGTGAAGCAGCAGAACACGCCCTTCATTATGGGATACAGACGTGCGACTTACGCTCTAGCTTACGATCAGGCGTTGCTGGAGATTCTTCGGGGCGACGTTTTGTCCCCCGAAGATGTGGAATGGCTGAAGTCGTGGCGGTCTCCCGTAAAAGAAGGGGAACCGCACGCAACGGGAATATGGCTTGAAGCTATAGAGTACCTGCGGCATAAACACCATGAAATTTCCTCGTTTAGTGAAAGGGAGATGGCCCTTGAAAGCGCGCCTAATTTGTTTGCTTTTCGTGAGTCCCTAAGGAGTAGCGGCCAAGAGCTAGACCAGTTCCACGGGCAAATGCTTGAGGCTACGGAGCCGTGGGAATACGCGGACGATGTACGGGGTATTGGGGAAGCCTTTGCCTATAAACTACTATGGGCGAGTGCTTCCGGGTTACTTGCGCGGTTATGCATCGAGACGGCGTTCGGAAAGACGTTAGCAAAAAGCGAATGTCCGGAGACTCAGGCAAACTCTTCCGGGGTATCATTACAGGCGGATTCACGGAAATGAACGAAGGACTCCACTTAACTTTACACACGTTCATAGCAAAAGGCCGAGAGCTTGTTCTAAAAAAGCAGTATGTCGCCGCGTTATCCATCTTGGGTGAGGCTACCGAGCTTTTAAAGAACAACTGTACGGACGGGAGCCTTGTCGGGCAGTACGGTATGTTTATTCTACGTTACATGGGGGACGTCGCCTACGCCACCGGCAAGTACACCGAGGCGATCCGATTATACGACTGTGCCTTAGTCCAAATGCTGGATTACGGTCCTCCTCTAGGCGAACTCTTCCCGGATACACTTGATCTGCACTTGTTAGCTTGTGTGAAGGCGCAGGACTGGGAGGCCGCCGGATTAGCGCTGGAGGGCATTCGTAAAGTACAAGAGCTTTTTTCCTCGGAAGAATCCACGAAGAGGGAAGACGGCGGCAACGATACTGATATTTTTGCGCAGGGTCTGGGCGTCTCCGATCGAGTGCATTAAGGGAAGGCCGTAGGCGAAGACGTCCTGCAAGCGCTCGCCTACGGCTATTCCTTTAGCTTGACAGGGGAAACGCCGTAAGGTAAACACAGAGGGACAGCCCAAAAGGGCAAGAAAACTTATAAAGCAGGAGAAGTGCAGCCGTGCGGGTCATAGAATATTGGGGCAACGCTTGCCGCGCCGTGACGCTAGGAGATATCCTTATCGTGGCGGGCTTTTACCTAGGGTCGATTTTGTTTTTCGCCCTCTGTAGCAAAGACCCGAAAGAGTGCGGGAAAGTCGTCGCGCTCATGCAGGCCATCTTGATAATAAGCCTAGCAGTGTCATGCTTGACAGTTTTACCCTAGAGGAACATCATGCTGTTTATCTTTGACCTTGACGGCACGTTGGCCGACCTCTCTCATCGGAGGAAATATGTCGAGGGCAGCCCGAAAAATTGGGCGCAATTTTTTGCAGAATGCAAAAACGACGCTCCGAAGAAAGACGTCATTTCCTTGCTGGAGCTGTTAGCGCAGGCGGGCGCGGAGGTTAGGGTATGGTCGGGGCGCCCTGAGCATACCTTTGAGGCGACGAGACAGTGGCTGACGGCACACGTTAAGGGAGGCGACTCCCTGCCGTTACGGATGCGGCCATCGGGGGATTTCCGACCGGACACGGAAGTTAAACAGGGGTGGCTTGACGCCCTTACTCCTTCCGAACGAAAACGCTTGTCAGGGATTTTCGACGACCGGGACTCCGTCGTAGCCATGTGGCGTGCAAACGGGGTCACCTGCTTGCAGGTAGATACTTACGAAAAGTAAGGGGGAGGGACATGCATTACCTTTACGAAGACATTACAAAAGTTAAGGGTCCGTGCGTTATCGCGCACGGGGTTAACTGTCAGGGTAACATGAACGCCGGCGTAGCCCGCGCGATTTTTGAGCAGTGGCCCGAAGTGAAGTCCGAGTACATGAAGGTTCATAGGTCCGAAGGGTGGACGCTAGGGAAAGTGCGGGCCGTAGACGTGGGAGACGGCATAACCGTACTTAATTGCGCCACTCAAGAACGTCATCGGAAACGAGGGGACCGACCAAATGAGGTTTATGCCGAAAGGCGGGCTATCCATAATTGTCTGCTTAATTCTGCAAATTTTTGCAGAATTAAAGGGGCCCCTATTCTCTATGCGCCTAAAATAGGCTGCGGATTAGGCGGTTTGACGTGGGAGAACGTTGCCCCCATTTTTGAGAGGGTAGAGGAAGACACGGGAATCGGGATTGTCGTATGCACTCTTTAGCCTCATTTATCGAGAGGGCACAGGCTTCCGGGCGTGTCAATACGCCCAAGGAAGCGTTCGCCGCTTACTGTGACGTATTGACGCGCTTGCCCGGGGTGCGTTCGCGCTTTGGGGCACGGCTCGGGACGCGACGTTTGCTATCCCCTTTTACCGTAAGACAGCGTCGGCGGCGCTTCATGCAGGTAACCTAAGCGCCGCGAGCTATTTCTACGAGTGCGCGCTTTTATCCGCTTACATGCATAATCTACCGAAGGATGAGGCGTACACCGAATTGCTTTGGGAGGCCAGCCATGTACGCCGTGACCTAGGAGACGGGAAAGGTGCTTTGCATTTGATGAAGCTAGCGCTTAGTGCAAAACGGGCTTGGCCCGGAAATAATAGCGTAGAAATCGCACTCGACGAATATCATATTAACCGACTGAAAGAGGCGCTAGAGTGAAGGACAACGAAAACGGCAATCGCGGCAAGATCAAGTTCGAGTTTGTTGCATACCGCGACCCAAAAAACCCAGACTATTTCTGGGCGGAGACTTCGCAGAAGGGATAATTATGGCGGGGCCAACGCAATTACAGGACTAAGGGTAGAATATGGTTAAAATGTGCTTGGACGGCTACCGAGCGATAAATATGAGACTATCGGCAGAAATGTATGTCGCGGCGGATGTCGCCAAGTCTCAGGAAGACCCAAGGGTGGCCGTAACAGCTTGGCGTTACGCCGCTGATAGCGCCGAAAAATTTGTTTTGGGGTTGCGAGAATACGCAAGCTTCCTGCGAGGACTCCAGCAGACGCCGGAAATAGAGGGGCTAAGTCTGGCCATGTCGGAAGAGACGGAAAGAATGGCTGACATGTGGCAGAAGAAAGCGGAGGAGTGGCGGGAAAAAGCCGTAACCCTAACGAACAGGAAAAGTAATGGCGGATGACGCGGACAGGTACGCGATAGCGGTACAGAATCTCACGGGAACATGGTTCCATGTGAGGGCAAACCCCTACGTTTACGGTAAAAACTTCTTCGGAACTAAGAACCCCGAAATCCTGCCTAAAGATGGCCCGGAGGGCCACACGGATGCGCGCTTGAGTTGGGGCGCCCGGGATCTTCCCGGCCTAAGCTTTTTGTGGTGCGAGTACTTGCAACGCGGCAGCCCATCCCTCTCCTGCGGCTACCCTTTGTCCGCTGTATGTTTTTACCGATTCAGCGCCACGGGGGATAGTCCAACAGGGAGGATGAGGTATGGGATCGGGCGACAGGCGTATGGGCTGAACCCCGAAATTCTTAGTAAAGAAATAATAGGGGAGTTTCCCCGTTCGCCGGAGCGCGTACCTTTCCCTGAACTGGAGAGAAAGATGAAGGGGCGCACCTTGCTAGCCGTAGCCTACTCGGATGAACCTAGGGAAAGCTTCATCTTTAGGCGGGATACGATGAAGCTGGCCGCCTACAGCGAGGAATGCGGTTCGTCTAAGCTGAACGGGTGGCACCACCATTTCCGCTCGGAAGTTGTTTGGTGGGAGGGGTACGGTGTCCCCTGCGAACACCACGTCAGAGCAGCCGTAGAGCGCCATGCCGGCCCTAGAATTAACGAAGTGGTGTTTTACTTCTCGGATGGTTCCTGTCTCACGGATTATTGCCTTTACAGGATGTGACATGGGAAACGCCCGAGAAAAGTGGCTTCTGCAGTTAGCGGATCTAATGAAAGTGAACAACAACGACACAGCTGGGATTGTCAGAAATGGTAAAAATTACACACGCCATAGTTAAACTAATAACGGACGGGGAGTCTGAAAAGGAGACCATAAGATCTGTACATTTCCCTTTGTCCTGCACAAACGAGGAGATCCGTAGAATTCTGACTGAGATAAGGTGTACGGGCTGTTATTTCGTGTACGGCTATGATCCGGAGAGCGGATCAGCTATCCCTGTAGTGGGGTTCTACCCATATCATAGTAAAGTGTCGGTCGGAAAAATAGTAAACGCTATTGATTCGGTGAGGAACCTATGCCGTGATCTAGGCCAGTTATGATATACCTAAAAGTGGAATCTACCCTGTGGTACTGCTACGGGCAACAAACATACATTTTCTACGGACGTTGTGAAGACGAGGAGACGTTCATTCAGTGTAAACACCTTTTAGAAAAGCACAAGGAACCTTGGGGTGATTTTGTCTATCCGGGAAATTTTAAAACGGTTGGAGTAGAAATGGATGGTATTGACGATAACCACACTGAAAAACACGGTGGTTTGTTGTTCGTAAGCAACTACGTGACGGCAATATCAGAAGATGAGTATATGAACAGATCAGACGAAGAAATTTGGGGGTATTAACCATGGTTAAACTTATCGGGCAAGACATCACGAGAGTCGGAGAGAAAATAGTCATAGCTCATGGAGTAAACTGCCAAGGCCGTATGGGTTCAGGTGTAGACACACCTTGATCCAACCGTCTCTAAGACATATTCAGGATGTGGATGTGGGAGACGGTATCATAGTTTTCCACTGTTGGACAGGAACGAAGCGTAAGACGATTTCCTTACAGCTAGCCCGCCCCGCCGCAGGAAGTTGCTAATCCCATAAAAGAGGTATAAAATGACTCAACCCATCGATAACGGCGCGCTCGTCGCTACTCTGAAAGAGGCGTTGGCCGCAATCACCACCGCTTTGGACGCGCGTCCGGGCACTGAAGCCGCCTAGATGACCCAAAATCTTTACGAAAGGAACCTATTAAATGAAAATTTATATCGAAAATATTGGCGGCATCAAGAAAGCGGAGATAGACCTTAGCGGTCTGTGTGTCATAGCAAGCGAGGACGAGCCGCCCTTGAACATCCTGCCTCGGTTAGTCCGAGAAACTTTATTCTCTTTTTTTAACCGCTCGGAGCAGGACGCACCGTGTACAATCCGTGACGGACTAACGGTAGTAGTCGGCTACCCCATACCGCTTCTGTCCGAGCACGGACGTGTACGCCTATCTTCCGACGAGAAAACGTTTCTGGACGCTTCCGTGACCCGAGACGGTGCGGTGAGACTGGATGTTTACGAACCCCCCGAGTTTTCGCTAAAGGCAGTCCACGGCTACCGGGAGTCTTTTGGTATGTGGGCGAAAGATCGGCTATTTAACCGCGAACTGGGGGCCTGCAACGAACTGTTCGAGAAGGGCCTTCACCCTAAAAAACAGCTTGTGCTTGCCAAGGAGGTCGTCGGAGCGGTAAAAAATCTAGAGTTTGTCCTTATCACTTCGCACAGCCCTTACATGGTGGAGGCGTTAAAACGCTATTCCGACCGCGAAGGACTGTCCGCCCGGTTTGGTCTGATCGAGAACGGAGTTCTTGAGTATGACAGGCTGAGCGCCATTTTCGCAGGGTTCGCCGAACCTTTCGAGGAATTTAGCCGGATGGACGCGGAAGACATGCGCGACGAGTAGATTGGAGGTATGACAGTGAAAACGGTTGAGGAATTGCTAGAAGAGAAGCAAATATGGGATCAAGTTCTTTCGGAACCTAGCCTATACCGGCAGTCCCGGGAGTTGGCGATGAAGCAAGTCCTCTTTATGGCGGAGCAGTATGCGCGGGAACGGAACCCCGAGGTGTTTCGCTTTCCGGGGAGCCGGGCCAAATGCTCCGTGGTAAACGTGATAGTGCCTTGGGCGGCTACATCTACCCTTAGAGCGGGGTTTATGCAGGCCCTTCTGCTTAACCCGCCGGTAAGGATAGACGATGAACACTATCAAACGGGAGATATCGTGTGGACGGTCGCTACGCGCGTAGTCCCCGACGCCTCCTTAGGCGCCGAGCTCGTCCGCTTATGGGAGGTGAAATTGGCCCGGGCAGAGGCGGAGGGTGATGAAGAAGCCTCCGCACAGTTACGAAAGGATCTAGCGGGAATATGGAAAGATCTACGCTGCCCTCCGATACTGCGATAAGGTTTTAGTGATTAACGGATAGGGGAAGTTCCTAGGGGAGACTTTAAATCAAAAGTAAAAGCTAAAGCGAAGACAAAAGTACGGCTAGATACCGCTCGTTTGCGTAAGCAAATGGAGACGCTAATTACGGCCCTAGAGCGAAAGCTGACGCACGAGGAGGTCTTTTTACGAAAGCTGGAGGTCTTTGCCGAAAAGTCAGAAGGAGGGGGCGACCTTTGTTGGTCGGCGGGGGATAACCTTAGGTATGCATGGTGTCTGATGCGGGGTTTAAACGAGCTACGGAAGGTGTTACACTCCGACGCAAGCAAAAATGCCGGCGCTGACCTAAGGTTAAAGGGAGACGAGGATGACGGGCCGTCCTCGCGTAGAACGGATCATTTTTGCCAAGGGGAGCAGCTATGAAGCTGGAAATTGAAACTATAGGAAGCATTAAAGCCGCCGAAATTGACCTTCAGGGAATGCATGTCATAACAGGGCCTCAGAGCGGAGGCATTCGGCAATTAGCGTCCATACTTGGGGCGACCTTGGAAGCCCTCTGGAGATACGGGAAATGGGCAGGGAATCACCAACGCATAGCAGATGAATTACAAAGGGAGCTTGCGTATCGCTGGGGAAATATCCCGCCAAAAAGGGGAGAGCCGGAGGGGCGGATAGTGGTTCGGCATCAAGGTGAGATTTTGATGGAGGCTATCGCAGCTCAATCCAAAATCTCCGTAAAGCACCCCCAAAAGCTCCCCTTTCCCCTCATGTACGCCTTCAGGGCGGCAGAAAATATCCATTACTGGGCGGAAGACGCTAGAAGGGTGATAGGTTCCCACGAGGTGATGCTGAAAGTGGAAATCGCGGAATTAACCCCCGAAGAACAGATGAAAGCGGCGCAGAATTTGGCGTTGGCAGCTAGGATTCTTCGGTTCGTTTTCGTCACAGGCGCCGGTCCCGGCGCGCTTGAGGCGTTCAAGTCGCAGGCTAGACGCATAAAAGCGCCGCTTCACCTCGGGGTACTGGAAGACGGTGTACTCCGGTATCCTAGGCCAATTAATAAATAAAAGTAATGGCCCTAAAGTTCCTAAACTTTACATAAAGACCTAATAAACTAAAGGAGATTGTATAATGTATTACATCTTGACGGTAAACTACTCGAGTTATCAGACGCAGACAACGTCGCTTGAGTTCTTGCAGAGAGAAGCCCCCGATTTAACGCTGAAGGACGTCCTAGGCGGGACCGTAGCTAGACGCTGGGGGTCAGGGCACCCTGAAACAGCCGTTATCGTGCTAGGGGCGTCGCCTTGGGAGTGGGGAGAAGAACGAGACTACACTTTGTTTTGTCTGTGCGCAGATAGTCCCGTCGTACATCAGCGCTTTAGCCAAATTGTGAGGACGCGGGAAGACGCGGAAAACCTTGCCACAGAGCACGCGAACGAAAGCAAACGAGATTATTTAGCCGTACTGGATGAGGTTTCGGAAGATCTGAGACACCTTGTCCCCTCGCCTGTTTTTGGGGCGGCCATACGTGAGGTGGACGGAGTTATACTTCGCTACACTCAGAGGGGTCTTTTGGAACCCAAAGGGGACGGAGTGATGACGGCGGTTATGGTAGACCTAGAGCTTCCGGAGGAGGTGTACCGTAAAAACCCGGAAAAGTACAGAAAGCCGCCCAAAAGTTGTGGAAAGATACTCGACCTGTCCCGGCCGGTAGAAATGGAAATTTTGTCGGAGTAGTGCCGGCGGCGGGGACGGAAGGATTTGAACCTTCGATAGGTTGTGCCTATGTCGGGTTTCAAGACTGCCGCCTTAAACCGCTCAGCCACGTCCCCGAAATATGGTAGCCCCTACGGGATTTGAACCCGCGACTTCACCTTGAAAGGGTGACGTCCTGTACCGCTAGACTAAGGGGCTAAAAACCCCGCCTGTTTTAAGGGCGGGGTCCGATCTACCGGATCGGTTTATTTTATGCCTGAAAAATGATCGCGCCGTCAAGCCCTTTTTACCTCTTTAGCTCCCGCGCAGTTCCGCAGATACGCCGCATCTAGGGTAAGGCATCGGCGATCGGCTTCTTCTCCCTTTCGTCGGGGTTTCCTATCGCCAAGAGACCGTCAGTCCGACCGTTCTACAATGCGGCGCAAGAGGGTTATCTCGTATTCCGCCGGACCAATTTCGCTTGACGAGGGACACAGGATAACGTAGACTACGGTTGACCCCATAAAAATAATCGGTTACTGGCCGAAGAATACGGAGGAAGAAATGACGCCACGTTTACCTATGCCCAATTGGGCAAAATCTCCCTAGCTCACGCGAAGTGTAGACAGGTAAACTTCGCCGGCGCACGCCTGCACGAGGCGAGGTTGATGTATGCTTCGGGACGTGCGATTAATTTTTCGGGAGCCGAACTTAACGGGGCTTACTTATCGCACGTTCCCGGAAGCGGTCCGCACGCCGTCGGAGTATTCGCCGCTTACGACAAAACCGAACGACTGCTGACGCCGGGGGCGCATAGTTTCCGCTTAGAGGAGGCCGCGTGCCCCACGGAGTTGTTCTCCGACCCGGAGACGTCGCAGGTCTACGCATCGGACGAGTACGACGCATTCTACATCGACGCCGGATTTCTTTATAAGGAAAGTTACAGCAGAACCGACGGGAAAGCGTCTGTAAAGTTCAGACGCTCCTGTAATAGCCCCTTCCCCACGTGGAAAATAGGAAAAGTAAACCATGTTTACGATATTTACGCCTGCCACCGCCGAACCCGTCAACCTGCCGAGGTTATTTATCCTTGGCCCGGGAGAAGAAAACTTCTCTAAAGCCCCTGAGAGGCGTCCGGAATTGCAATGGTTCGCCCGCTCCGTCGGGCGCGCGAAGGAGCAGGGGATGCGCCTAGCGGTCCGCGCTTGCTTCGCAGTAGACGGATCCCCTCCTTCGGAAGTCGTCGTAGACGAAGCGACCGAGTGGGGTAAGTTTATCGCGGAAGCCCTCCGCACACAAAATCGTATACGGACTCCGAGAGGACGTATCTTTGAGCCTGACGCAATGCCGGCCCGGTTAAAGCCACCGCTCAAAGAAAGCAAGTTCCGTTGTCCGGAGGTTTTTTTCGCGTCGAGCGAGACCTACCCCAGCCATCCCTATTACGCACAGTGGAAGAGTACGCCCTAAAGGCGCTCGCGGCCACGCTGGACGTAATTACCGTAATGGAAGACCTTGACGTACCCTTGGAGACGTGGGCGAACGTCGAAGTCTTCTTAACTTACGCCGCAAAAAAGGGAGTTAAAATCATCCGGACGCACCCTTTGCCTTTTGGCCCGCACCCTTATGAGGCGCTTCCCCCGGAGGCGGAAGACATTAGCGAAACCCCGTACCGGACTATATGGCAACAAACACGAAGATCCTTAGCGGAAGTAGCCAAACGTAAAAAACCGCTCAACGCAAAAGATTAAAGGAAATTTTATAGTTGATTAGAGGGCTACCCATGAAATTCCGCATTATACCCAAACTAGTACAAGGGGGCGCGAAAGCGCCTTTGTATTAAACCAGTACGAAAAAAGGACTCGTCATGTCACTCGACATTTCCTCTATAAATAAATCGTGGAGTTATGCGCAAAACCACATGCAACACGAGTGCGCTTCCTACGGCTACAGCCGTCCTTGGAGGCGGAGACGGTGGGATCCCGACCTACAGGTAATGTGTTTGCGGGTGCGCGCGGAGTCCAAGCAGCACGAAGGACTAGGCTTCGCGCCTCTCTTTTTCATGCTGCTTGACCCGGAACTTGCGGAAGATCCGGAGGAGGCGCGCCGGATAAACAGCAATAATCTCGATAGATATTCGTTTGACCATGGAGACCGGCAGGTAGACGACTGGTATCCTGTGACAGTGAAGGACGACGATGACTTTGACGTCGTACCCCCGAGCTATATGGATACGCGGTGGCGTCAACGGCCCCGACAAAAACCATTTAATGACGCAGGTGAATGACGAAACCCTCTTTTTTATCCTTTGACGGGTGACGGCATAGTAGGCATAGTAGGCCCCGCAATAAATTCAGAGATAACCATGATAATTAAAAACAGAACGGACATCGAGGTCCCCGAGAAATACCGTCGGGAGTTTGAGGTTCCCGAGGACTTACAAGACCAGGAATTAGTAGACGCGATCTCCGCAGTAGCGGGCCGAAAATGGCAGTACCTCGACTTGGAACAGAGGATGTTAAACCGGGCAAATCTGGCCGGTTTAAATCTGGCCAGAGCGATGTTGTCCGGGGCGAGTTTTTGCGACACGGACTTGACCGGCGCAGATTTGACCGAAACGAATCTGCGCAGAGCGATGCTGTCCGGGGCCAACCTAGCGTGGACGGATTTGACAGGGGCAAACTTGTCCGGGATATGGATGCCCGGCGCACGGCATCTGGCAACCGCCAAACATCCACGCATTTTGCCGATAGACTGGCCCAATGAGTTTGGTTGGGAAATCGCCGCGTTCGCTTCCCATAGACTCGGATCGGAAATGCTGGCCGTGGGGCCTACGGCCGTGTATCTGGAAAGCGCGGAGAAGATTAAGGAAGATCTTATGAACTGGAAACTCCCCGGGGCGTATTATTTTTGGAGGGACAGCAAAAAACATCTGCTGCGCTTAGCCAAAGAAGAAATCGCCGAATTTAGAAGTAAAGAGGCCCAAGCAAATGGGAATTAACATCACGAAAGGAACGATCGAACTTAACGCGCCGGTATACGCGCTGAGGAAGGTTCCGACGTACCTGAAACACCCGAAAGACGAGGAAGGATAGTGTCGCCCGCGCCGCACGAACCGGGAGGGTTCTTGCACCCGAGAATGCTGAAATTTCCGGAAATTACAAAAGAAGATCGGATAGAAGGAGGATATTTTAGCCTAATGCCGATGATCGACCCAAAATAACCCTAAAACAGCACGTATATACGGCCCGCTTGGACCGTATATACGTCAACTCCACGACAACCGATACTCTTAGGCCGTCACTGCGTCCGTCACTGCGTCCGTCACTGCGTCCGTCACTGCGTCCTTAACGGGAGCGCGAGCGGAAGAATCGTTCGGAATACCGCAAAAGTGAGCGCGTACCGCCGCGTCCTTGCCCTCCAAAAGCTTCCGTAACGCAACGGAACGCTCCGCGCAATCAGGAACGTTAGCCCCTACCCAGTGCGCGACGTCGCAAAACTGAGCCGAAATACGTTGCGCAGGCGTCTCCAAGTGCTTATACGTGAAAAATCGCAAAATCTCAGGGGTCGGGCCCATTTTTCGTCCTTTTGTTAGTTAACGCCGATAAAGTACCTCCGCCGTACAGCCGACGGAAGGAAGCGTATTATCCCAAATATTTTCAAAAAAATCACTAAAAATGCCCAAAATCTACAAAAATCTACAAAAATAACCCGTTTTCAAAAATTTTACCCAAAAATTTTACCCAAAATCTACAAAAATAACCCGTTTTCAAAAATTTTACCCAAAATCTACAAAAATAACCCGTTTTCAAAAATTTTACCCAAAATCTACAAAAATAACCCG